AGGGAAACCATATAAGTCCCGTTATTCTCGGAAACTGGCATCAATCCCATTGAGTCAATGATGTATCCAGCCAGGGTGAGGCTTTCGTTCTCAATCTCAATAATGTCTTTATCTGACATCTTGTCCACGTTCTCGTCGGTGATTTGTAGGTCACTCAAAAGCTCCTGAATGTGTTCAAGGATTGCCATTCTAATTTCTACTGCGTCCATGTTTGCTTCCCCTTTTCGTAGGTGTTAGTATTACACCCTAGCAAGAAACCAACCCGATATCTAAATAAGGAGAAGAAATGAATCTTTCACCAATTACTGTGATTGGAAATATCACAGCAGACCCGGAACTCGCGTTCCTTGGAAGTGGAACACCAAAACTGACATTCTCAGTTGCAGTTAATCACGTCTGGTATGACGACAAGAACGAAAAACAAGAGAAAGTTTCGTTTGTGAACGTAACTGCTTGGCGTTATTTGGCAGAAAACATTGCGCGTTCAGCAAGCAAGGGTGTAGGCGTGATTGTTCACGGCCGCCTCGAGCAGAGAACGTATGAAAAAGATGGCGAAAAGAAGTCAATCACTGAGATTGTCGCCGAAGAAGTAGGAATCTTGGTTCGTTCGATTGAGTCAATCGAGCGTCGCAAGAGTGCAGAGAACGGAACGAAGCCTGCTGCAAAGCCAGCGCAACGTCCACTTGCACGAGTTGGCTCTGAAGAAGAGCCTTTCTAACAAAAACGCCTCCTTGGCGTAGGTAAGTGTGTCCCATCAGTTGTTTCCGGAACGTGCAACTGGTGGGATTACACTTTGTAAATGACAACAGAACACCGAAAGTCGCCTCGACGTAAAATAAAGTCGATTGAGCGCATCGGAATCTGGGGAAATCTTAAATATCACCACTTATTAGAGTGTGGTCACACTGAAGTTCGAGCAAGAGCATCGTCAGCTCCCAAATTAGCTTGCGCCTGGTGTTTGCGCGTAGAAGATAAAAAAGATGAACTTTTATCGCTTACCCCCAGCCCTTATCGAAGCGATGAAAACTTTGATGAGATGTTTATTAAACAACTTGACAATGAATCACGTGTTCGAGCAGAGATTGCAAAAAGGTTACAAGTCCCGGTTGACGCGATTGACGTAACAATTGACGAAATATCTGGAATAAGAGCTGCGCGGGTTTTCTTTTCTCCCTCTGACGTGTCTAGAATGACGGGACTATAAGTTCCGACACAAGGGGGAAGTAAGTGGCTAATCTCTATGGCATTCCTGTTGAAGATAAGTTTTTCCCAGAGGGACGTGCGGCTTGTACCGGGCACAATACCGAAATGTGGTTTCCTGATTACACGGTAAACAAGGAAGCAAATACAAAACGTGAGCTTGTTGCAAAGCGCAACTCAGATATCGCTGCTGCAAAAGCAATTTGTGATACGTGCGACATAAAAGAAGAATGTTTGATGTGGTCATTGAAGTATGAACCGTTCGGCATCTGGGGCGGCCGTGATGAACGTGAGCGTTTCTGGGATAGGCGGGACTACAAGGTGGAATGCGTAGTTGCAGAACGAATCTTCATCCCTGGGATTGGAAGAGCCTCTACAGGAACAAGGAAAGTGCCCAGGCGCGTCGTCGGACGTAACAAGTGATAGGTATTGACGACTTTCTTGGCCGCTTTGAGGGCGTAACAGGCGGCAATAATCAGTGGCAGGCGCAGTGTCCTTGTCGAAATGATGACCAAAACCCGTCGCTGGCTATCGCATACAAGGATAATCGTATTCTTGTGAACTGTTTTCGCGGCGCTAACGCGTGCAGCGCGCAAGAAATATGCAAAGAAGTTGGTGTATCTATAGCTGACTTGATGCCGGATAAGCCAAAAAAGCAAAAACTGTCAAAAGTTGCCGAATATGACTACTACGACGAAGCCGGGGAGCTGTTATTTCAGAAAGTTCGTTACGTTGACCAAGATGGAAAGAAGACATTTCGCCAGCGTCGTCCCGTTGAGGGTGGTCAATGGGTATATTCACTCGGTGATACGCCTAAAGTTCTTTATAACTTGCCTGCAGTACGTGCGGCTATAGCTAGCAACACGCCTATCTATGTTGTGGAGGGCGAAAAAGATGCAGACACGCTCATTTCACGTGGAATAGTGGCTACGACGATGCCTGGAGGCGCTGGGAAGTGGTTAGAAATCCACACAATGGCTCTTGCAGGCGGGACTGTAGACATTGTTGCAGATAATGATGAAGTCGGCCATCAACACGCCGCTGATGTATTCAGAAAGTTGAAAGAAGTCGGTTGCGACGTAGCTTTATGGCGCTCTCCATCAAAAAAAGACGTTTATGACCACCTGGCTGCCGGCCTGAAGTTAGAAGAACTCATTCCTTTAGACCCGGAAGGTCTGATTACGTCAGAAACACCCGTGGAAGCGGCTGAAATCGAAGAAGTGCCGGCTGAAGTGAACCTTTTGACGCAGGCTATTGAGAAAATAGCTATGACTTTGATGAACCCGGAGCTTTCACCGCAGCAAAAGTTACTAAAAGCGGCACTTATTTCGACTAGCGCAGCAACAGCGCAGCCGCTTGATACCGGGAGATTAGTAAATTGGCAAGATTTTGTCAATGAGGAGATGTCATCGAAGCCAAATTGGATTATCGAAGGCGTATTAGAAGCCCAAGAACGTGTAATTGTTGTTGCGGCTGAAGGCGTTGGCAAGACAATGCTCGCTCGACAGGTTGCAATCCTCACCGGGGCAGGTATTCACCCATTTACATTCCAACCAATGCAGCCACGCCGCGTGTTATTCGTTGACTTGGAGAACCCGGAACGCATTATTCACAAAATGTCTAAGCAAATCTTTGACGACGTGCGTAAAGTTGGCTGGGTAAAGGAAGTAACAGCCGACATTTGGATGAATCCATCGGGACTAAACCTGTTGCACGCGCCTGATAGGCAATTACTTGAGGAAAAGATAGAACAAACACGCCCAGAACTCATTTGTCTGGGGCCGCTGTACAAGAGCTTCGTTGACCCAGGCGGCAGAACGTCTGAATCAATCGTTGTAGAGGTTGCTAAGTACTTTGACTACCTCAGAACGGTATACAACACTGCATTGTGGTTTGAACACCACGCACCACTTGGCTCGACTATGGCGACCCGTGACCTCAGGCCGTTTGGTTCGGCAGTATGGTCACGTTGGCCAGAGTTTGGTCTTGCAATGACTCCCGTACCAACAGGAGAACCATACGTTTACGAAATTAGACACTTTAGAGGTGCTCGAGATGAGCGCGCTTGGCCGTCACTTATCAAGCGCAGCCCACGCCCTGGGGGCCGCTTCCCATTTACAGTGTTAGAATATCTAAAGGTATGAACGATAAAAACAAAGTGATGAACCGGGAGTTCCTGGCTGAACGGGACTATCGCATATTCGCTATGAAGAAGGCTGGACTCGGCGTTCGAGAGATTGCTCGACGTTTTGATATGACTACAGCGGCCGTAAACAAGGCAGTTCAGCGGCAACTGGCCAAGATGAACCAGGAAGCGCAGCTAAATTACTCAGAAGTTCTACGTTTGGAGCTCGAGCGGCTCGATGCGCTGCAGTCAGCTATCTGGCCAATGACACAAAATCGAAAAGTTACGTCAGATGATGGCAAAGAAGTGCAAATCGAACCAGAAATCAAAGCAATTCAGCAAGTTTTGTCGATTATGGACCGGAGAACGAAGCTGCTTGGCATGGATAACGTCAATATCAACGTACAAATGGACGTCCAGGAGAAGCAAGGGAACATTATCAAGGCAACTCTTGCCAATCAACAGGGTATGGCAGCTGCAGCTAACCAATTTAGTCCCGAAGAGGACGCACGTAAGCTGCTTGCCTTGATGGCGGCCTCTGGAGTGCTACCTGAAGGCATACTCAGTCAACTATTGTCGGGTAGTGAAGCAATCCAGGACGCAGAAATTGTGGAGAACGATGAAACAAGAGAAGTCAATCCAGGAAGCAATGGCTGAAGTGGTAGAAGATATGTCGCCGCAGGATATGAACGTGAAGCCAGTGGCCGTCACGGAAGATGGCGACAGTCCCGCTGACAAACAGGTTATTGTGCGGCTAACGCTCGAAGAACGTGAGAACTGGAAGGCTGCTGCAGACAAGGGCGGCCAAACATTGTCAGCTTTTATCCGAGATTTGTGTAACGCACGTGCAGAAGAAGTACTTGTTTGTTCACACCCGGTAAACCAACGTAGATTTTACCCGTGGGCCGAGTTTTGTCTCAAGTGCAATACTCGAATGAGGTAGTAATTTTCTAGAAGGTTACATCGGGTTGTTACTATTGAGGTATGAAAACTTACGAGGTATTCCTAACCACTTCTACATCAGTTACTGTCCGTATTGAGGCAGAAAACGAGGAAGATATGGCTGAA